CACGATCGTGATGAAAACATCGGCGAACTTCGTAAAACCCTTATCACCACCTCCGAAAAAGTTAGAGAATATGCTCTTAATTTCTTTAAAAAGGTTGTCAAGAGCTCGGCTAACTCCTCGTGGATTTTTAATTGAATCAAAAAACACTTGAAACGCTCTAGTCACTCTGTTCATGTTGGATGTTATACGACCAGGAGCAAAGAAGTCAGACATTGACTTAAGCATTCCCTTTACGCCCGGGAAGGATTTGACAAATGCTCTACCAATTCGAATTCCAGCGAGCTCAACTGTTCTTAATGAGGCTTTAAGGTTTATCATGAGAGTTCTAAATTCTGAGGTTCTTCTTACACCCTTTTCTATTCCCCCTGTAAATGCTGCCCAGAAAGATTCATATTTAGTTCCTTCACTAAATTGTTTTTCAATATTTTTAGAGAGTTCTTTAAGAACTTTCGTCTGTTCTATCTGGTTTGCCTGAGCTTTGTTGGCAGCTTTTTGTGCGTCTGTTAGTTTCTTTTGTCGATTCCCCTTGCCGAACATCACAGCAGCTTCTTGAACACTCATCTTGAGATTAGCAGCAAATGCTTTTTGTTCGATCCTGCTCATTCCTTCAAAAGACTTTCCAGTCTTTTTAAACTGCTCTCGAAGATATTCTTGACGCTCGGCGGCATTCATCGTCATCATCTTTCGAGAATCAATCATCATGCCGAACTGTCTTCGGAGCATTGCTGCAGATCTTGCAGCATTTTCAAAGTTATCAAAATGATCAACAATGCCCTGCAAGGTTTTCATCTCAATGCCCGTTCTTCTCATCGTTGCAGAAAGGGCACCTAACTGTGCTACACTCATACCTCCGAAGTGTTCCATGCTCAAAGACATTTGAGTGATATCTCTTCCGATGCCTTTCGAAGATAAATTAAACTGTTTACCTAGCTGAATCGACATATTGCCTATCTGGTGCAAATTCTTGTTGACATCTTCGCCGGCGGCGCTCATCTTTACAGCAAACTTAGCAGCTGTCTCTGCAGATAACCCCAACCCTTTCTGGTATTTGGTGAAGTCTCCTATGCCTTTTCCGATATCGACTATGAACGTTTCGAAATAGGGACCCATGGATTTCGCTATTTCTAAAGTATCAGCAAGAGCTTTCGCCATTCCCTCCGGTCCGTAACCGAACACTCTTCCAAAACTAACCGCACTTGATTTAGAATCATTAAAGCTTTTTCTTATGCTGTAAACAGCGTCTTTAGTTGCTGCTGCAGGGCCCTCAGTAAAGTCTCCCAACTCTTTTCTTAAGTTCTCAAGCTCCTTTCGAAAAGGTGAAATCCCTTGCTTGTTCGCCATGCTTATCATTCCACTCAATATTTGGAACGGAACCATTATGATTGCTTTACCTAGCTTGAACAAGGATTTTACTACACCGAAGATTGCTTTCCCAAATCCCTTGATTATATTAGTACCTAATTTAAAACCTCTATTAAAACCTTTTAAAGCAGAAGTAATAACAGCAAGTTTTGAAGCTTTTTTGTAGACTTTTTCAAGAACTTCTGATGTTTCTTCTGACTTTTCGTTAAGGCGATCCAAACCATCTCTGGCCTGATTAGCAGCATCTGTAAGTGCATTTTTAAATGATCCGGCTGACTTTTCTAAATTTTTGAGTCCATTGCAGTCAAGAGAGCTACACATCGAAGATGCTAGATCGGCCTGCTTTCCCAAAAGTTTTGAGTTGTTTTCTAAGAGTTTTTGGCGCTCTTTTAGTGCTTCATTGATCTGTAGTTGAACTTTGAGTTGATTGCCTAAATCTGCCATTCATCCACACTTTAATAGAAATAAGTTACTACTTGTAATTATCCTGTAGAGCAACTTTAATCAGGTGGGTATTTTACGTAAATCTTCTTAGGCGGGCAGGTGCATCTGGCCTTAGGCCCATTAAGGCTCGTTGTTCAGGAGAATTTGCATGTGTTGCTTTGGTAGGAGCTTCTCCCTTCGAATCTTTGAACTCCTTCATGGTTCTTTCCAAGAACCATTGACGCTTCCAGACAGGTAAGTTGTAAGCATCATGATAAGTAAAACCGATATAATACATTAAAGTCCATATCTGGTCGAGAAAAATCTCCTTATCATTCGGTGTCAGGCCAAAAAAACGAAGCCCCTAAGGGCAAATTAACCTCCGTATGCTCATCACAAGATTCACACTGCATCCATGATTTCATCTCAATCCCAGGTTCGTTAGAATCGATATATTTTCTAAGTGCAAGAGAATCTCTAGCGGGCATATTCCTAATAAAAGTTCCAATCTTTGATTTGTCAGTTACACCGTCGACTGAGACTACAGAGAAATTAAGTCTAGACGTCACAAGATTATCTGTCTTGAGTCCTTGCTTCTTTTGTCTTTCTGAAATAGTGCTCATTTCCTGTTCGTCTCTTCCTGTAAGGAACTTGAAATGAACTTTCTTTTTTGTAACTGGGAGTGTAAATTCAAAAAGGTTGGCTCCCTCTGTAATAGGACTTATTTCTAGTCTCTTAATAGGAAGGTCAGTCAACATAAATGTTTGCTTGTTTCCAGCGCCGCAATCCGGACAATCAACTTGAACAGTGTAGTCAGAACCATAGCCGGTAATTCTTAAAGCCGTCATTACTGCATTTCTGTCGCCGCTTATCATTGCATCTACGTCGACAGTTTTGTCAATCAGACAAGACTTAATCAGTTCAGTTATAACTGTTCCTTTTTTGATCAATGCTCTAGATGTTAAAATATCTTCTTCTTTAGCAGTCATCGACTTTATCTCTAAAGTCTCTTTACCGTGTAGACCAGTCTCTTGGTCATAGATCACTCCATTGGATGGAAGAGGAACAGCTTCAACTGGAACTTCATATCCAAAATCATCCTTCATTACATTCCGAATTTGAAAACCAGCCTGTTGTGCTTGGTTTGCACCGAATACTTCGTTTCCTTGTCTTTGTTCGTTCGACACGTTTTACCTCACGTTCATTATGATGTTAAATTTATTTCTAAAATTCAATACGTAAAAATTTTATTCTCGTCATAGAATAATATATACACATTCTTAAAATCACAACAGCTGGGCAAGCTGTTTATTTTGCTTTCTAAGACATATTTTTTTCTCTTATGATGAATTGTACAAAAAATTTTCAGTAATGTCACAGAATTAAATTGTGAGCGTCTTTACGATAAGATTGACATGTTTTTAAACAAAAAAAAATCCCGCCTAGGCGGGATTTTCCAACTCTCAATTTATCAAATAAATTAAAAAGATTAGTACTGAAGTACGCAGTTATCGAAACGAATTGTGAGAGAGATCTCAGTTGGATCGGATGCGCCGTAATCCAAGTCACCGAATGAAGCAGCTGTTAAGAAAGCTCCCTTGATATCCCAGAGCTCAACAACGGTACCTACTGGATCGAGAAGCTTGAGTTGACAATCTCTCTTGTAGAAATCTGCATATCCTGCTCGACCTGAAACTGATTCGAAATGAGTTCTTACCCACTCCATAACCTGTTGTGCACCAGATGGCGCGATCGGGTCATGCAATGTAACTGACAGAGTTTCAAACTTTGTCTTTCCTGCGACGTATCGTGTGTGATTGATGAAAGGAACTTCTGTCTCCTCTGTTGTAATAGAAGGACGCGCTGCTGTCTTCATCAAGAATGAATCGATTCCCTCTATAGCAAAAACCCATCTGAACTTTCGTTTGGGTTCAAACTTATTTGGGAGCATGTCGGTAACTGATAGTGTCTCTGCCATTTTTTATTGTCTCCTTGAGAGCGTTTCTTTTAATAAATATTCACTTAATGTGTTTTTAGATTTCAGCACCTGCATTCGTTACAACAAAGTCGAGAGAGATGAACTCAACAGATCTGGTTGGTTGCAAGTAAATCTTTCCTCTAATTGTATTGTTTTCAACGTCTGCCTGTGTTGTAGTTGTTGTATCGATCTGTACTCTAAATCTATCCAAACCTTGTTGTTGCTGTATTCTTCCCAATATCGGAGTCACAGCATTGCTGAACTTAGCTAATGTTGATTCTCTGTTCGGCTCGAAGAGAAGACTATTAGCAATATTTTTAACTTGACGTCTAACGTCAATCAAGAGTCTTCTCACGTTAACTCTATCCAGCGCGCTTTGTCCTGCCAACATTGTCTTTTGTCCCCAGATAACTACGCCCGGAGTTGACGGGAAAGAAGTAATTGGGTTGATGTCAGAATCGTATAAATTGTCCAAGTTAGATCTGTTGAGTTTAACCTGTTCTTCAATCACTGTTGAAAGTGAACCACGATTAAAACCAGCCGGTGCGTACCAGGGATGTGCTACTGAGTCGTTGAAAGCAAACGCTCCAAGAACTGCAACAGATGGGGGACATTGTACATTCGTTAATGTCGCCCTGTCTTGAATCACAACATCTGGGAAGTAAGCAGCTGCAAAAGAAGTATCGAAGTTTCTAGATGCATGACGATCAACTGTGTTCCTAACATTAATGATCGAATCAGATCCAGTTACTGCATTGTTCAGCGTATCTCTTTCCTCAATGTCCATGATATACAACGCATCGAATCTTCTTTCTACTGATTCAATCGCAAAATCTGTAACAGATTCATGTCTAACACCGGGGATTGCCAAAAGCTGGATGTCCACATCGGACTTCTCTTCCATGACTCGGATTGCTTTTCTGTATCCAGCAACTGTAGGACCGGATACACCGCCCTGATTTGCCGCGTCATCCATTTCTCTTCTCAAAGCTGCATCATTGAACTTTGCCTTGTCTTCGTCAAAGATATTGACGCCATCGAAGCCTCCCTGAAGGGGGAACGTAAACTTAAGGTACCTTCTAGTCGGAAGATGTGCAAAGTCTGTAGAGGGATTCAAAAATCTTGTTTTTGTTGATGCAGTTCCATCAATATCTGTCATAGATCCAAGAACACCGTTTCGCCTGTATGCTGCGACAGCCCACTGTTTGTCGTCTGGGCGATCGCCAGATCCTGTTATGACCTGGACTCTTTCAAGAGTAAAAATGTTATTATTGAATCTATCAGCGTCAAGGATTGACCCTCCGACGTCGGGTGTTCCTTCGTTTCCTCCAACAACTGGTGACTGCCAATCTGTGTGGAAGTCAGGCATGTAACGAACAAAACTTCTGATTGATTCGTTAAGTTTCTGATGTTTGTTGGGCTCTGTTAATGAATCTTTCTGTTCGAACTGTACACCCCATGTAAGTTTAGCATCCGCAACTTTCTTGGGTGAAGATCCCTTCGCAACTGTCTCTCTAAATGGGACAGGAGGCTGAACGATTCTTCGAACGTCAACCGTCTGAGGTCCGGCAGTGTAAGAACCCCCTCGGGTATTCCAATCAGTTCCTGAAAGAATTGAGTTGGATCCTCCAGACGCTGAGCCTGAAGTGACTAGGTGATTAAGCCCTCTAAAACCTACAGGAAGTGCTGTATCGTTAAGAGCATTGTCCCTCAGATCACTTGAAAGCTCAATCCTTATGTAATTTGATACATTTGGATAAGATCCATCAATGACCAACTTTTGACTTCCGGCGGATTTGTCAAAATCGTAGTATGTATGTGTATCACCGATTCTTCTTGCAACGAAATTATCACTTGATGGATTGAGATCAAGTCCGGCAAATCTTTCTAGAACAACTGGCTCTGAATCGCTATCAGCGAAATACCTAACTGCGAGGTCGAAGGTGCCGTAAGGATTATTTTCGTTAGTAGATGCTTGGATGTTTTCAATTGTAATCTTAAAAGCATCTGATCCGGCTCTGCCGTCGTCTAAGGCGTGTATCTTAAAGATGTTCTTGTTAACACCACCAAATTTTTGTGATATCACAAAAGGTGAGTATGCAGTTCTAAATCGATCCTCAAAGTTTTCAAAGCTAGGAACTCCTACTTGTGTTGATGTAGTAGATGATCCACTGTTTCTATTAGCTGATCCTGATAAGAGAAATGCTGCTTCAACTGACCCAGTGTATCCGGCGACGAGTGTGTCGTCATGTCCTGTTACACCTGATGCCGTTATGACACATTGTGTCTGATAAATATCGTATGAGCTATAAAGGTAATGCCCCATCTCTTCGATACGTGTAGCATCTGTATTAAAAACCTTTGCGAAATAATTCGGTGCCTGTGGATCAAACGATGCTGTTATCACGTTTGTAGATGTGTCTGATTCTACATGACCGTTCAACATTAAAGAAAATTCTTGTTTAGAAGATGCTGTTTCAACGTCACCAAACGTTGATCCACCTGGAGTTGTTGCATTTGGAATGTTTTTGGTGCCCGCTACAATTGACCCGAGGGTCGCAAGAACGCCGCTGGGCGTCATTATAATTCCTCTTATAAGAGGATGAGCGTCGTCAGTCTGAATTCCTGCATCTTGAAGAAAGTTACTTCCGTTTGACTCAGAGTGGAAAGCACCTAAAAAGTAAGTTCTACCCAAGGAACCTCCGGAGGTTGCGTAAGGATTTGCTCCGACGTTTCCATTACCCTGGACTTGCTCAGACCCTACGACGAACCCAGCATTCGTAACTTTACCAGAATTATCTCCTGACGAAGTTCTTTTCTTTGCGTCTCCAACACCAAGAAGTCTAACATATGTTCCTGCATTTGCGTTATTCAACCACTCACGCATAGCAAGAGGACCAAACTTTTCTCCGTCTGAGTTTCCGAATTTTGAAATGAAATCCTGAAACGTCGCGACCGTAATAGGCACGAAAGCAGGACCTCGAACTGCTGTTCCTATAACACCAGCTGGAACACCGGTAGGTTGAATTGCAGTCGGGCCACTTAAGTCTATTTCCCTAGTGCTTACGCCCGGACTCTTGAATGTTAGTTGTGTCATTGAGCTTTCTCCTGGAATTGCTTCATATTCTTACTTATTCTTTACTCGAAGGTTACGCCGCTGTTTGTTATGACAAAGTCGATTGAAATAAATTCTACCGCTCTCGTTGGAACAACAACGATTCTACCATTCATTCTATTTTGTTCTGCATCTTGTGCTGTGTTATTCGTGCTATCGCAAATAACTTTAAATTGCTCTATTCCTGCCTGTAACTGAATTAACGCAAGAAGAGGTGTTACTTGATTCACAAATCTTGAGCGAGTTGCTGCGTTATTAGGCTCAAACAAGAATCTATCAGCCGCACTTGACACCTGACGCTTGATCTCCAACATGAGACGTCTTACGTTCACTCTATCTAGAGCAGATTTTGCAAACTGGAGCGTCTTCTGGCCGAAAATCACGAAACCATTGTTCGGGAAAACGGCTATCGGATTGATTCTTGCGTCATACAAAGTGTCTCTGTCTGCAGACGTCAATCTAGACTCAACATTAGAGACAAAGTCCATTCCTCCTCTGTTGAAACCTGCCGGTGCATACCAAGGAAATGATACTTTATCGTTGAAAGCAAGAGTTCCCATAGCTGCCACAGACGACGGAACTTTAACAACTCTGTTGTTAACTGGATCTTCTATGTGTACATCCGGGAAGTACGTTGCACCGTAATTATTGTCAATTGCTCTACTTTCAAACTGTTCAGAAGTTTCTCTAACATCAACCTTCGCTGTACTGTCATCGTAAAGTCTATTTCCGGCTTCGTCGTACTTCAATGAATCTAAGAGATAAATGGCTTTTGAATAATCTCTGACTTTTTCCAGTGCATGGTCTGTTACGAAAGTCTCTCTAACACCTGGGATTGCAAGTATGTTGATATTTGAGGACATTGGATCAGTCATGATATCAACAGCACTTCGAAGAGTGGCATTAGAATTGCTCTTTCTTCCGAAACCACCTTGATTTTTATTTCCCACTAAAGGCATCCCAGTCGGTCCTGTTGATTCCTGAGATAGACCTCCTGTATCCGAAGAAAATGCTCTGTCACGGAGAAGATAGAGGTCCTTGTCAAGGATGTTAAGACCATCGAAGCCCCCGTGGAAAACATTAGTAAACTTAGCGTATGTTGTGAATCTATTGAACAGGACTGCATTCTTGTGAATCAAAGAAGCTAGCGTAAATCTGTTGCTAACTGTGCCATCCGAAACTGTGTATGTATTTCTATCAGGCGCTCCGTTTCGGATGTAAGCAGCTTCAAGCATGTGTTCGCTCGAAGAACCTGTGAATGCTGTGTCCAAATCGCTGAGCGTGTTGTTCGAAGTTGCATTGTAAAAAGCTACTCTTGCAAGTGTAAACTTATTAGAATTGAACTCATCTGCACCCGATCCTGTCACTAAGCTGTCAAGCTTTTCGATTCCTTGAAATTTCGTGTAAGATCTTACCAGTTCATTTACTGTGTTACCCACGTTGGAATTTAACACTGGGTTGGTAACAGCATCAGATGTGGGTATTCTATGAACGTTAACACCCCAGTAGAATCTTCCGTCCACTCTCTCATTTGTGCCGGGTTGCCCTGGCCAAGTCGCTGAGGCATTTCCTTCACCTCGAGTGACTTTAAATCTGTGTGGAAGAGGAGGTACAATTGCGTTAGCGAGATCCGCCGCTCCTGCGGAGGTGTGCAGACGATCCGTCCCGGCGTTTCCTATCGGCTTTCCGTATGTACCGGTAAGAGCTGTGAGTGAATCTGTGAGTGAATCTGTTGTCTTTATGACAGGAATCCCCTTAAATCCAAAAGGAAGTGCGTCTCTAGGAACCTCACCACTTTCAACTTGTGAATTCATCTGAATTCTTATTCTTGAAGAGATGTTCGGATATTTTCCTGAAATAACAAGACGACGTTCAGCAGGATCTTCTTGATCAAAATCGTATCTTACTTTTTTGTCACCAATAACTTTGGCGACATATCTTTCGCTTCTTGGATTGAGGTCACATTCAGAATACCTCTCAATTATCTGTGTGGATGTATCCTTGTCATCAAAAGCTCGAAGCTGGACTTCAAAAGTTCCAAATGGATTGTTTGGATCTGTAGACGCTCTCAAATTCGCTATCGATATCTTAAATTTATCGTTAGCATACGCTCCGTCTGTAATGGTCTCGAAGTGAAAGAGATCGTATTCCTTCTTTCCGTAAGGCTGTGATATGAAATTAGAAGTTTTCGGTGTTGTGTATCTCGTATCATATCTTCCGTAAACGTGCTGAGCGTTAAATCCACTGGCTAAGGTTGACAAAGAACCCGATGCTAATCCAACTGTATCAACGCCGGCGGACGCTTTAATAGGAGCAAGTTCATGTTCGACTGCATAGTCAAGATAAAGCAAATGTTTTGTTTCCTGAAACTTAAGAGGATCTGTGTTCAAAACTCTGCTGATGTAATGACCGTCTTTTGGATCAAGTGAAGCTGTGAGAATTCTAATCCCTGGATTTCCATCGTCGTTAGAAAATGATGCTCCAGAAGCACTTACCACCATTTTAAAATATTTGGTCTCAGAAAGCTGACTTCCGATTTTACCTACTTCAGCTCCAGCTACTTTGGCATCTGTTGTCGTGTACTGTTGATCATGATCAAGTAATTGGATTGTTGCATCTGTTGTCGTAAAAATCACGCCTCGAACGAGTTGAACATCGGCGTCTCCAGTACTTTGATTGTCTGTAAAGACTGAATATGCAGCTGCTTCATGTGTGACAGGTTCATGCTCAGCTGTTAAAAAGAAAACATCACCCTTAGAAGAATTGTTGGCAGTTACTTCTGATCCTGAGATTCTGAATCCTGCATTTTTCACGTAGCCATATTGTTCTGTATTTCCAATGTCTGCGATAGACTCATTGGCGCCGGCGCCTAGGACTCTCATATAAGTCAATGATGTTCGATGCTTTAAAAATTCTCTTACAGCATACGGACCAAATCTATCTGGGTGTAGTGTTCCAAATCTAGATTCGAAATCTGCGAACGATCCTACAGTTACGGGGACAAATGCAGGACCGAATTCTGCAGTGCCAATTACACCTGCAGGGGTTCCGACAGGCGTTATTTGTCTCGACGAGAGATCTATCTCCTGTTCAAAAAAACCGGGTGATCTAAATGTTTGCTCAGCCATCGTATCTCCTAGAGCTTTCTATGCATTTTTTAATTATCATGTTCGTATCAAAAATCTAATCAAGAACTACTCTTAAGACAGTCTCACCTTTTCTGTTTGTTCTCGTTTTGACGTGAACCTGTTTGGTGATATTCTTTCCTGTGAGTGGATCCTGTTCGTATTCAACAATCCTTGTCCTGTTGTCATCGGAGTAAGCGCCACCGACTAAGGCATTAGTTTCCAAATCAGGGTTTTGCGCGCCTCGTCTTCCATTAAATATACTACGAGAATCTGAAGCTGCAAACTTTTGTCCAGTTATACTTTGTCCCGGGAGAGGCTCATCAACAGACCTTAAATCTTCTAGAATATAGTCATTCGGATTATTTGAAGAAATGCCGGCCGGGATGTTAGGATTAAATTCCTTGTTATCAGATATGATTCCCTCAAATTTTATCTCCGGAGAGGAATAGTATCGTCTTAGAGCACTTTGACTCCCTGGAAACTTTGGATTCACAATGTAACCCGGAACTGTCATTGTAAAAGAGTAACGGATTAAGCGCTCATTATCCGTGAACTCATCGAAATTGTTTCCGGGACTTAGATCATCTGAAGCGTATCCAACAAACCAATATCCTTTAGGCGTCTCTAGCTGAAAAGTCCTTTGTGAGTATGATTGATACAGTGACATCATTGCTGTTATCATGTCATTCATTTGCAGCGTATACTGCGCCCATAGCGTAACTTCATATGAAGCAGTAAAATATTTGGGAGGGGGCATCTCAATTATTTCGTAGATGTTCTTTCCAAGACCCGGGTCTAGAGATTTTTCTGTATCTGGAAAACCTGTGTCTCGTCTTGATGCATTCTTTCCTGGAGCTGCATGTTGGTTAGGATTGTTTTCTCTGTCTTGAAAAGAATTCGAAGAAGGTAAATCATCAGAATTCTTAAGTCCCATTTTGTTTAATAAACGCTGGTATGTAGGATCTTTTTTTGAAAGCTTTTTCCTAATAACCATAGGGACGTTCTGAGCTGTCCCTGCGCCCATGGTCGGTGATTGAGAAATTCCTGTCCTCATTATTGATATCAGGGGAAGGATAAGGGCACCTGCCTTGTCTCTTAAAGGTTCTTTTCTCCTCAGAACGGCAAATCTCTCTCCTGATGCGAAAATTACCGGTGCTCTTTTTGTCCCCTGTTTATGCTCGTATGTAAATGGCATTTGTTTATCAAACAGATCAAAAAGAGCTCTATCAACATCTTCGATTGTGCAAGAAGGAATATCAAAATCATCTGGTATATTTGACCCTTCATACCCAGCATTTTGTGAATATGAATCGTTCTTGTTTTTATAATACCTTGTAGACATTACTCATCTCCGTAAAATGAAGACTTTATAGCATCTTCGTCATCAGATGACTTTTTAGAAACTTCTTTCGGTCCAGATATTGGAGCGTCAAGAATTCCGTCTTCTTGAAGTTGTCGCTTATCTTCTGTTTTTCCTAACCTATTTTCCTCAAACCCTCTCTGCTGAACAAATGTTTCTTGGACTGATCCTTCGTCTGTGTATTGTTCGCTAGTGGGGCCATGAGGAGTTTTGTCAATCTGGCCTATTCGTGCTTGCTTTCCTGTCACCTTTACACCGATTGCGTGTTCAATCTGGCCGAACGCATTTGATTCGACAACAGCACTAGTTATTTCGAAAAACACGTCACCATAACTAAAATAGTCTCCAGATCGAACATCGATATCTCTGTCAAGCAGATCTCTTTCATGAAAAAAGACATTGATCGTGTAGAATTCCTCGTTACCAAAACGATTCGTTCTTATTTCTTCTGGAAGATATTCAACCCTCGCTTCTATTTCTACGGGTGGGTCAAATATCTTATCAGGAGACTCTTCATAGACATCGTGAACGTTGCTTAGTTCCTCTCGGACCCTATAATAATAGACTTTTTGTCCCGAGACATCCTTTATTACCTCTTTAGTAAGATCAGATATAAGATCTATTTCCCTAGGAGTTATGAAAAGTCTTGCCATCTATATTATCCCATCGAAATAGCTTTGCCGTTAGGCATAGGAATTTGTCTAAGAATTCTTTGTAGATTTTCTGCTGCAGAAGCTTCTGACTCTAGCATCTTATCATAAGTCAACTCTTCAAGCATATCGCCTAACTTTGTTTTCAAGTTTTCTTTATCTTCTCTTCCTTGGGATATCAGATCTGATCCGTTAAGCTGAAGATCTGCTCCTGGTATTGGAACAGAAGTAAACTTGGATCTTATCAATCCTAAGAGCTCTCTAGAGAGTGCAAGTGCATATTGTCTGATCCACTGCCTACCAATAGAATTAATTCTATTGTATTGTAGTCTCCCATAAGGTATGTTAGAAAGATTACTAATTCCCTCAATAGATGCATCAGAAAAAGAAGGATTTAAAGGGTCGGGAGAAAAATGAACTCTGATGAATAGGTTTTGCGGTTCAGAGTTTGTAGGCGTTGGAAAAATTCTGATCTTTGTGCCTGTTATCTTGTAAGAATAATTGCTCCTTCTTACTCTTGAAGACATATCTAGCATTCCGCCTCTAAGCACATCTTCGAAAACCGGAAGAACATAAAATACTGTCTCTGGAGTAAATGATTCGAAGCTAAACTCGTTGTTTAAGTAGTTTATAGCAGATGTTGTATCAAAAAATCTATAAGCTGCCTGTGGACTGAAGTGAAAAACCTCCATAACCTTCATCTTAGTTTTTGGGTTATTTTTCTCGTTGTCAAAAAGTGCAGTACCTGCTGAATCCTTTAGATCAGAATACAGATCATAATCCTGCTTTCCCTTCTCTAGCGCAATGGAACCAGAAAGCATATTATAAGAACCACCCATTCCTGCTTCCATAGAATAAGGTTCTGCTCTTCTAAGCATGAACTCTAGATTTTCTCTAGGGAACTTCTGCTCTGATCCGTCAAGCGAACCAGTTGGCCCTCCAAGAAGATTGGCTAACTGTGATTTAGCTTGATACTGATTTATGATTGAACTGTATTCTAGAGCAGATTCTTCTAGGCATGCCCAAATCTGTCTCTTGGTAAGTTCTACACTTAAGATATCATCACCCAGCTTTCTTTTAACAAACGTGACAATAGAATCAGCTTCTGACTGAAAGTCGTTATCAGAATCGAAGAAACCAAAGGGCGTAGGATTTAAAATATCAACAAATCTAGACATGGAAACCTCACTAACTATAATTATCACACTTGACGTGACTTACACATGAGTGATCAAAACAAATCGTGTGGACATTTCATTAAGATAAAAATGTTTGCTCTGTTTTTGAAGATTATTGCATAAATTTTTGAGACCAAGCCCAAAGTGCCATGAGAAACTGCACGACTGCAAAGGTCGTGATTGCCTTCGTCTTAAACATCTTAAGATCCTCAACTTCTTTAACTAAAACAGAGAGTTGAGTAGGTGAAACGACATCATCGACTTTTTCTTTCCAGGCTCGAAGCTCATCGACCTTGTCTTCCCTTACCTGCATCTTTGCAATTTCTTGCTTGACTTCTTGAAGCTCTTCTTTCAATCCGTCAATATTGCTAGCAAGATTCTCAAGCTCCTTCAGGACTAACCGTGAATACTCGTTCCATCCGTTCTGATTCGAATCACTTGACATCACTTCCTCCCGCGGTCATTAAAGAAAATAGTTGACTTTTGCCAATCGCCTCGTTCACCTTTTTCAAAATATCTTCATGAGTTCCAGATTTTGACTCTGTGAGACTTTTAATCTCTATCAAGGTGTTTAATATGAAGTTGTTAGAAGAGACATCCCACGCAATTCCAGAAACTCCTATGACCGTGTCGTGATCATCTCTCCTGGGTGCGATGGTCACATAGTAAGATCGATCGGCTTTTTGGACTAGAATACTGTTTGATGACTTGGAAGAATTGATGTGTGTTTTCATGATCTTATCACCAAGATCAGGACAGTCAAAAACCTCCAGAAGAGTTTTTCCTTCTTTGCAAAAGAATCCTTTGTTTCTCTTTGTTAAAATTTCTCCGGACAAATTTGCAGACCACATACTGACAGGTACGGGAAAGTTTTCTAGGAAATCCTCAAAAAGTCGAAAGTCTCTTTTGATCTGTACATCTCTATCAGTAAGTACGTCAACCAGAGATTTTAACTCTCCCAATACAGATTGTGTTTGTTTGAATTTCTTAGGCATAACTCTTTTAAGTATGATAGATTTTTCAGTCTCTTCTCAAAAAAAAAGGGGCGTCCTTTTCAGGACGCCCCAGATACATTTTGATCTAAATTTTTATTAGATCACGCTCATGTCGGCGCATGTAACGGTACCGTAGAAGTCACTTCTAACCATCTTCTTACCGTAGCGAGTCATGACACCCTTACGTGGGGTGAAGTCCTCTGGTGCGAAGATCGTTGGAGTAACGATCAGCGGTACGTACGGAGCGTAAACGTATCCTGTCTCCAGGTAGCTTCCGCCCTTGTAACCAACAAGAACCTTGTTGCGTGGGAAGTAAGGGTCCTTGTAAACCGTGAAACGATTTGAAAGGGTACCAACCTTCTCAGCGCCGATTACCATGCCACTAACCTGTCCGTCTCCGTCGAGGCTGTATGATGGCTTGTAAAGAACGCTTGCTTCAAGGATAGTAGCAACGTCTGGTCCAACAACAATGAAGTTAGCGGAACCACGAAGTGTCTTTCTGTGGATCTGGTTTGCGACGTCGATGATCGTCTCTACGAGAGTCTCATACCACTCACGAACTGTACCAGTGAAAGTACCAACGCTAGAAACCGCACCTGTTTCCTTGTTCAAGAAACGACCTGGTGCACGTGACCAGTAGTAGTTGGCAGCACCAGCTTGTGTGAGAAGATCGTTAAGAACCTCTCTGTCGATCTCAAGAGCAATCTGCTCTGAAAGGATCTGGGTCAACTCAACCTCAGCGTCAAGGCTGTGGTAAGCGTTAAGATCCTGAGCAAGCTCTGGTGACCAACGTGCTCTCAACTTACGTGTCTGGGCAACAACTGGAAGTGCCTCGACCTTGATATCGATCTCTGGGATCTCAGGTGAAGGATCTGTTCCGAAGTTAGATTCGAAAGCAGGAACAACCAATGAGCTACCATCAGATGAAGCAAGTTCTGCAGACATCGGATATGCTAATGTAACCTTGCCGTCCGCCGGTCGGTCCTTATCGTTGTCAACTGCACCTGACACAACCATCAATACAGCTGCATCAGCGTGGGTAATTGAAACAAGAGGATCAGGAGTAAAGACACCACCTGAGAATCTTCCAAGTTGATTCAAACGTCTGACGTTCAGAACAGCAGTACCTTCCTGGATCGGATTGCCGTTTGCATCGTTTCCGATCGGCTTGAGTTCGACTGCTGCTTCATCTCCGTCTGTTGCGATAGCAGCAACTTCCTTCACAAGAGTTCCGTCGAGATTTGGCATAGCAGCTGTATCAACGATCATGAACTTGTATGTACCATTACCCGGTGCAATACCTGGATTTGCATTACTCTCGATCGCGGCAAGGATCTGCGGGTCAAACTGCAAAAATTTCGCGTCTGATCCTGTAGCGTGTAGACATGTTGCGTCTCGATTCCCACTTAAAGCGGCGTCCGATCCAAATGATCCAGTGAACAAAATTTCCGCTTTTAGAGCTGTGTCTGTCTTGTGTGCTCTAGAGAAAGCCAATCCCGCAAGGTCAAACTGACCTCCGACAGCATCAGATCCTGCTTGAACTGAGGATCCTACTGGACTATTATAAACTGATGATCCAGTATTATACTTAGCTCCTTGGCCCGAAACATCACCTACGACTGTTCCTCTTGTGTAGTCCAAGTAGAACAACAGTCCTGAAGGAAGGCTCATTGGCTGAATGCTTACGAGATCGTTAGCAATAAGGCCTCCGAAAACTCTTCTTACGATCGGGAAAGCAATGTTCGTGAAACCACGCATGTCGCCGCTGTTGGCAAGGTTTCCCCCACCTGTTGAGAGAGATGATTGCTCTTTAAGAACCTGGCTTGCCTGATTCTCCATGAGACGAGCCATGTTCTCTCTTTTGACTCCATCGAGTCCTCTAAGAAGACCCGTACGAGCCCACTTTTCTACGAGCTGAACGTTCTGAGATCCGAGATGTCTCTGGCGGATTCCTTCAGTCAGCTGCTCCAATGAAAACGTTGACATTTTTTTCTCCTTATTTTTTAATGTCTTTAGTTAATCCAGCTAGAACTGCCCATCTATCCGCCTCAGACCCACTGTTTGCCGGCGTTGGTGCTGCCGAACGGGTTGATCTGGAAGAAGATCCGATAGTTCTCAATGATCCCTCAGTTAACTTTTTAGAACCAGTTCGTCGGTTGAGGGACTCCGTCAAACTCTTAAAAAGAAGCTTTGCTTCACGAAGGGTCTTAGCATTATCCAGAGCCTCGACAATAGCCTTCTGCTGCTTCATGGTTAAATCTTTGTTTTGCATCAATTTGTTGGCGTAAAGAAGCTTAGCGTTGAAAAGATTCATTTCAACAAGCTGACCCTTAAGATCTGCAACTGCTTCCTTGTATTGAGCAATTTCTTTACGTGCTTCAGTAAGTGCTCGTGATCCGGATCTTCTTCTTGGTCGTCTAGACTCAGAAACTGATCCTAACTCATCAGCAAGAGCGTTAATCAAATCATCTTCAGAGATATCTAGAAGAACGTCACCAATCTCTTCGCCACCGTGTGCAAGAACAGGGTCAGCATCAGCTGCTGCCTCTTCGTTCATCATGGAAGCAAGTTCTCTTCGAAGCATGTTTTCGTCAATTTCATAGACTTCGTCCATGTCTTCACCTTCGTCCATGTGACCCATCTCAAGCATATCGCCTTCTTCAAGATCAGTATCTTCTTCTTCGCCTTCTTCGGCTTCGATAGGCTCTTCCTCGCCCTCTTCTTCCTCACCTTCTTCTCCGCCTTCTTCAGCGCCGGCAAGTTCAAGAGAAATATCACCTAAGATATCCTCGAGAGCTGTGTTTACTGCATCTGCATCTTCTGCAGATGCAAGTTCTTCCTGTTCGTCGGCCGATAGCTCAAGGGAGAGCTCGGCCTCTTCGAGTTCCTCTACTTTCTTCTTCTCATCTTCAGCTTCGAAGAGGAAGTCGAAAATATTGCGACGATTTGACTTCGACATGTTTCTTATCTCCTTAATTGTTTCTGTCAGTCTTCGCTCAAGCCTCTCTTGAGTCGTATTTTCTACCAAAATTACCTCAGACTTCAGCTTCATAGCTTCTCTAAGACAATACATATAACTTAAATTTAATCTTTTAATCTGTTGTTTTGTAAGGTGACGCTTATCAACAGATTCTAATATAGAGGAAAGTTTTGAAACGTTTTCTGATAACTTATCAAGCTTTGTTTCAAACTCAGATTTTTGAGGTTCTTCTCCTCTAATTAACAAAGACAAAGCCTCAGCCATGGCTTGATCCATTACGAGGTCTTCATCATTGCCTTCAATTTCCAAGTCAATCTCAACATTCCCATCTACTTGAATGTTCACAGCAGGAGAATCTTCAGGTTCGATCTCGACTTCTACTTGATCTTCGACCTCTAGATCTTCCATTGATGGCATTTCGTCATCAACATCTAGATCTTCACCCAGTATTTTTTTGTTAATCATATCTCTAATTTGAGGCATGACAGCTTCAACGACTCTATTTTTTGCCGTTTCCTCAGCTAGCTCTCTGAGTTTATTAGCATCTGCTACAGCTTCTTCAAACAATGTTTTGCTCATTTAATGTCACCTTGTCTGTTCACTAATTATTCACCATAGAGCCTAAAGTTACCAGTCTCTATCTCCAGTTTTTTGACCAGATCTTCTAAATTAAATATTACGTTGTCTTCATCGTTAACATTTTTGTCATATTTTATTTCAGGAGGAGCCGTTGCATATCCTTTTTCAGAGCCAGTTCTTCTAAAGTTTTGTGACGATATCGCGCCTGACCCAACTCTTGTGCCACCGGAGAAATTGCCTCTTTTTTTTGTCATTCCTGGAATAGGAACCAAAGAGTTTGATAAAGCATGCACTTCTTCTAAGATCTCATCAGTTCTGAAAAAACAGTCGGACAGCTTCGTGTTTCCAGCTGCAAAATAAAAAGGATTTGTTCCCTTCTTTGAGTACGGATCAGATTTATGATGTTGCGGAATTTTTGAATCTATTGCTCCTTGAGAGTCTTCATCTTCCCAATCAGTTTCTACATCAAACTCAGATTTTTCTTGATATGGGTAAGATCCTCCCATTGATCTAGATTTGTGAAATTTTGCCGTGGTCCTTCCATATCCCAGGTCGTTTCTAGAGTCGTATCTAGAAAAAGAAGGTTCACTAACTGATTTTGCGATTCTTGTTTTCGGCATGTTTTTTATTTGGCTCCAGAAGATCCTTTAACTCCTGGGACAGACACACTTTGTTTTGCAATAGAGGGAGCAGCGTCCTTAGGAGAAACATCCGATCCTGCTCCAGAACCCGGAGGAGTACTAGGAGATGTGGGGTCAACCATGGCATTTGAGGCTAAATCGTCGAGATTTATGGTTGCAACATTAGGACCCTTCCCTGAAGCGACCACGGTTGATCCGGGTTCTCCAGGTTTCGCTTCTCCCTCTGGCGGTTCCGTGTTTGGAATACTGGGAGAAAGAGAATAGTCGTAATTGCTTTCGTTGAATTCCGAGTCAGGAGGAAACTCTCCGTTTAAAACTTCTTCTTCGTACCAAGTTTTAATTCCATCGTCAGAGAAATCATCAATGTGTGTACCTTTTCCCGAATAGATCGGGCTGTTAGGATAGGCACTTCTCAATCTTTCGTTATTAGACGTGGAATGAACTCCTGTCTCCTCGTACCTAGGAAAAGATGATTGCAACATATTTTGTTTTGTTGACATTTCTTATTCCTTAGGAAGAACTCTTACCTAGACCGTATTGCCCCAAAGTCTGTCTCGAAATTGCTTCGGCTGCTGCTTTTGGTGATAACTGAGACCCTACGCCGGTGAAAGGAGTTGCTGAAGGTGTCGATCCAAAACCGTCAGGTGCTTTGGCTTGATCAGATGGATCTATAGAACCTTCTCCTGGCGAAACTGGGTTTGGTACGTACGGACTAGCAGGCAGTCCGCCTCCGCCGGTCTCGACATCTGTCAAATCGGGTGCGTCTACATAGTTTGGATCATACGTACCAAATGTGTGGCCACCATCGTTAATGACTCCGTCCAAGACATCCTTTTGATATTGTTCTCTTATTGAATCAGCAGTCAAGTCTCCTGTATGTATTGGGCTTGATGCAAAGCATGCTTTTAGATCGTTCGATCCTGCTCTTCCCATAGCTCTATCTGTGATAGGTGGCTCGACAGTTCCTTGCTTGTGTGAGGCCATTTTTTACTCCTTAAATTTTATCTGCTATTCTTTTGCTTAGAAGATTTTTAGCTTCTTTAATTTTCTTAATCTTTGACATCAGTCTAGCTTCATGTATTTTAAGTGCTTTGATGTAATCAATATCTTTCTCAAGAGAACCTGCGAGTTCATCTGCATCTACTTCTTCAGCCTTTACTTTCTCGATCTTTTCAACACCTGCTGCGATTGGATCAGAAGTTTCAACCTGTAGTTTCCTTGCTTCTTCTTGAATCATTCTCTTGAGAGAATTTGCTGTGAGTTTTCTTACCCTTCTAGACATCTTTTTTCTCCTTAAAATGAACAGGCAACAGAATTACCCTCTAATCTATACATATTCTCAAACCGAAATTATCGATTCTTCTTTTCTGCAAAAGCTAACTGAGACCAGTTTGAAGAAGCATCGTTGAACAAGTTACCTAAATCTATACCTGCAGAATCGCCTGACATCATTTCTGGTGTTGGTTGGCTCATAGAAGAACCAGGTCGAGAGTCATGTTGCATCTGCTCCTGGAGAGTGGTTTTAGCAGTATCAGCAAAAATAGACTGCATTATCGGATCGTCAGTGAGTTCGTTAACTGTGTTGTCAACTTTTACTTCAAATTTTTTCCGATGCTGTTCCAATCTTTTCTCTTCTGCTCGTCTTCTTGCTTCTACGTTTATAGATGATTTTTTCACGTCTTCTTGCAAAGTTGAAGTTGATCCGATTCCTTCAGCGAGAATCTCGACCAAGCATTCCTTCACAAGAGATTTAAGTGCGGTTTTGGTTAACTTAGCCATTTTCTATCCTTACGCGACTGTTCCGTAATCGTCCTGATCATGCTGGTCAAGGTGTTTTGCTTCGATGCCTGTTAGAGAAGCACAAACACTGGTTGTCACTCCTCCTGCAGAAACGACTACTATTTTTTTACATCTCACTCGAAAAGTTGATAAGCCCGCGGGCAATGTGTAAGTTGTTGAATCTACGTCTCCAAAGTGAACAGTGCTTCCTACACCTGAAGTATTTATTTGGACTTCCGACGTTACATAGCTCAAAGTAGCTGTTTTAGTTGCTCCAGCGCCAACTACGAAAACAAAAGGAGTTCCTGAGACCTGATAAGATCCCACATCTCCGATACCTGGTCCTACCCATTGTCCCATTAGTCATTCTCCCAAGAAATGATATCGTTGATCAACCTATCAACTCTATCGGTTTTAGTAAAGTGTCTGTTCAGATCTTCCCGCGTAAAATCTTTTCCTTCTTTCATCATGAAGGCGCCTGGCGTAGAAGGTTCTGAAACGAAATCCCAACAAATCAGTTGAAAATCGTCTTGAACCACATCGTAATCACCTTCACGGCGAGTTGATCCAACGCCTCTTGATGAGATTCCTAAAGTTACGCCTGATTCTACCAGACTTTGTAATATCTTTCCGCTTGGTGTATCCAGCAGTTCCACAACTCCGTAACATACACCA